TGTGGGTTGATTCAGATATTGTCTTAACCAAAGAGATGTTAAAGAGTCTATGGGATGCTGCTGACAAGGTAGCCCGACCTATAGTAAGTGGTGTTTATTTCATCTCTAAGCAGATGGAAGGCTCACTCATGCAGCCTATGCCTTGTGTCTTTAATGAAACTGGCAATGAGTATGAGATTACTTACCTTCATCCTCTACCTAAGAATCAGATAGTAAAGGTTGACAATGCAGGCATGGGTTTAGTGCTGATGCATAAGAGTGTACTCAAGGGTTTAAACGATAAGTTCCCTGACCAGTTTTGGTTTGGCGAGAACAACGAACGAGGAGAGAAATTTATCGGTGAAGATATTTCTTTCTTCCGAAAGATAAAGGCTGCAGGTATACCTGTTCATGCCCATACTGGTGTACTTGCTAAACACATGAAACGATTTGCTTTTGATGAAGCCTATTACAACCTGTATTGGGCAGCAGCAGAGGCAGCAGAGAGGAGCCAACGCGATGCCAAGTCAGCAAGTAGCCAACAAGCGTAGAGGTGCTGCATGGGAAATAGACCTTGCTGATTTCTTTATGCAACAAGGTTTAAACGCACAGCGTTTACCTCGTGCTGGTCGTAATGACATTGGTGATGTGTTTGTTCCTGGAGTCAATGGCATCTATGTAGTGGAAGCCAAGGCTCCACGCCGTGATGGTCGTATTGATTTGAGTGGTTGGATTCGTGAGTCTGAGATTGAGGCAGAGAACTACCGTATTGCAAAGCGATTGACAGTTGCTCCTACGCCATTGGTGATTATCAAGGCAAGCAACAAAGGGACAGGTGAAGCCTATGTCGTTCAGAAACTCAGTGATGTCCTCCCCAACCTCTAAACACAGCATAGTTAAAGTACTTGAGCATTACGGATTTGTAATTCCTCAGAATCGTGGAGGGTGGCAATCAGTTCGTTGCGCTTTTCATAATGACCATGTGAAGTCTGCTCGTTTAAACATAGACAATGGTGGCTTCAGATGTTTTGCCTGCGACATGGCAGGAGATGTGTATTCATTAATCATGAAAAAAGAAGGAGTGGATTATGGCAAGGCTCTCAAAATCGCAGAGAGAATTACTGGCGAAAGCAACGGAGAACTACGCAACAAGCCTAGGAGAAGCGTTGCCTTACCTAATGAATCGCGGTATAACGGAGCAAACGGCGCGTATGTTCCGCCTCGGATTCGTGGCGAATCCTGAAGCAGGACATGAACCTTACCTCGGTAAGTTGGCTATCCCATACCTCACTCCATCGGGTGTGATTGATATTCGTTTCCGTAGTTTAAACAACGATAGCGGTCCGAAGTATCTATCAAGACCTGGAGCAAGCACACACATTTACAATGTTGATGCGCTTAGTAGTGATACAGATTTCCTTGTGATATGCGAAGGTGAATTAGACACCATCATCGCTACACAAGTTGGCTTCTCAGCAGTGGGATTGCCTGGGGCTAACAACTGGAAACCGTTTTACTCTCGTGTTCTTGCAGACTGGGAAAAGATTATGTTGTTTTGTGATGGTGATAACGCAGGTAAAGAGATGGCAAAGACCCTCTCAAGAGAATTGGACAATGTATTCCCCGTGTTCATGCCTGACAACTGCGATGTTAACGATGTGTTCCTTACCGAAGGAGCAGAGGGACTACGAAAGCGAGTGGGTGTTTAAACAAGTGATTGTTAAACTGAGTCAAGAAGAAGTGCGGGTGTGTACCACGCTGGCAGTAGAGCGTTGGCTCACCAAGTTTGGCTCCATTGATAGACCTAACTATGCAGCAGGTAAGAAGTTTGGAAAGTTAGAGCCTGAGATTCTTGCGAATATCAGAGCCAATGTTGCTGAGTGGGCAGTGGCTAGAGAGTACAACTTGTCATGGTCAGTGCCTTGGTACCCCAATGAACTGCACTCTAGGCGCAAGAACATGCCTGATGTGGGTGAGTTTGAAGTTAGAACCGTAAGGACTCAAAGTGCAATTCCTTTTTGGAAGAAGGATGTAGGCAGAACAATCTTCGGCGTTAAGATTTTAGATGAGGAGTATTATTCCATAGTTGAAATCTTTGGTTCATTTAAGGCTGATGATTTTATGATAGATGAATACGCCGATGCCTCAATAGATGGCTGGCGCGTACCTATTGAATTGATTACAGGTGGCATTGATGGATAGCCAAGACAAAGTTTGGGAAACTATTTATGGTGTGGCTAGGCAGGTGGCAACCCGTGCTAATCGCATACACCGTGGACTTGTAACTGCTGATGATTTATACCAGCATCTTTCACTGTGGGCACTAGAACACTGGCACAAGATAGAACAATGGAGCGCAGAGGAAAGTCTAAAGTTTAAACTGCGTAAGACTTTCTATAATGAAGCACAGAAGTATGTAGCCAAAGAGCGCTCGCACCTATCTCGCGCACCAATCAATGATAGTTTTTACTACACACATGAGGTGTTGCATGAACTATTGCGTGATGTATGGACACACCAAGGCTGGACAGATACCCCTGATATGAGCAGTGAGTACATAAGTCGTAGCACTAAGCCATCTGAGGGTGGTAATCGCATTGCACTTTTGTCAGATGTTGCTGCAGGCTTGGACCGTTTAAACAAGACAGACAAAGACTTACTTCGTATGCGCTATGCCAATGGCGGTATGGAGTTTGGTGCCCTTGGTGAAACTTATGGAACTACTGAGGAAGCCATGCGTAAGCGTGTTAAACGGGCATTGAATAAGTTACAAGACAGATTAGGTGGAGAGGCACCAGTGTGGCGTGGGCGCAGGCGCGTTCGCTCCAATGCTGAATCAAGAGCAGAGATTAGAAATCAGGAGGAGCAAGAGTGATTTACCTTTGGTATTGGTATAACCGTTTGAAGTGTTTGTTTGGCTTTCACTTTTGGGTTGGCACACTAGCAGGCGATAATTTTGACGACCCAGTTGATTACTATTGGTGTATGAACTGTCATAAAGAACAGAAGGAAAGTCCATACAAGGAGGATAAATGATTATCGGATTGAGCGGATACGCTCGCAGTGGTAAGGATACAGTTGCAGAACTACTGGTACTTAACTATGGGTTTAAACGCATGGCGTTTGCTGATGGTATTCGTGAAGCACTACTTGCATTGAATCCTATTCTTCATGATGGCATGCGTTTAAACGAGGTAGTACAAATGTATGGTTGGGATGTTGCCAAGTCTAAAGATGAGGTGCGCCGTTTACTTCAAGTTATGGGCACCGAGGTTGGTCGCAAGTTAATCCATGAAGATGTTTGGGTGTGGCGTTTGTTGAATCAGGTAGCCACTGATGAGCGCATTGTTATACCCGATGTTCGCTTTCCCAACGAAGCACGCATGATTGAGAACCAAGATGGGGAAGTGTGGCGTATAAACAGACACAACCATGGCGCAGTCAATGACCATATCAGTGAGCGGGCTTTGGATAACCACATGTTTAAACGAGTGCTCTATAACGATGGAACTCTTGATGATTTATCTGATGAAGTATTTATGTTAATGCACAATGTGTTTAAACTATGACGGAAGATGATTTCTTTGAACGCTTTAACTTGGTACACAAAGCAATAATAGAAAAGTTTATACAGAAAATTGAGTACTCAAAAATACCTGAGAAAGATGAGTGGTCTAAAGGTTTAAACACTGGACTTGATTGGGCTATTCGTGTTATTACTGGCGATAAGTCTGCCTCATAAATAAACAAGCACCGCCTTCGGGACTGGTACCTAAGCGGTGCTTGCTGTTCTAGTTTAACTTAATTTCCCCTGTCTTTCAACTGCGGGTCAATCAGTGCCCAACCTCTCCTTTTGCGTTCTCTATCACGCATCACTGGAGTCATGCCACCCCATATACCGTAGCGTTCGTGGGCTAATCCCCACTCGGCACATGCCTCAATGACTGGACAACCACCACAGATTCGCTCTCGTATGTAGCGCTCCTCCTCTGGGGTAAACTTATCCGTTACTGGATAGAAGTTTTCCGTTGGTACACCAGCACACTTGGCACCTTTAAAGTTGTCTGGATTGTATACAAGGGTGTAGTACCTACGCCCACGCGTTTCTACTGCGTTGCGTATCCTATGAAATTTTGGTCGTATTTGAATAACCTGTTGCATTTAGATACTCCATAACTGAGGCAACCAGCATCTCAACGCGTACTGGTCTAGTGATAATTGGGTCAGTGGGTATCTCTGCGTTGAAGGTGAGTCCACTGAGTATGAGATGTTTTTGTAATCCTTGTAATAGTTCTTGATATTCTTGCATTAGTACCAACCCCTTGAGATGTTGCTACCTAGCGCCTTGCAGATATTTCCGCCATACTTGCGTTGGATATATGCAAGTCCTGCTTCCACTTGAACGAAGCCATTGTCGGTGCGTTTAAACCCTACAAGTTTCCATGTTGCTGGCATGAACTGGGCAATTCCGTATGCCCCACTCTCACGATTTAATGCTCGTGGATTCCAGTTGCTCTCTCGCATCCAGAGCGTGTAGAGGCACGACCATTGCTCCAGTTTGCCCATCTGTGTGAGCATGTCTACTGCGTAGCGTTGGTATTCGTTCTCATAGAAAGCAATCACCGTGCCTGCCACACCATCAGTTGCTGGCGTGATAGGCACATGTGATTTGTCAAAGAATCTGTCGTCTATAGCCACGCTTGCCGTTACTATGAGGAAGATGGCGACCAATCGTTTAAACATTATGCGACCAGTTCTTCTTTGGCGCTAATGTTTTTTATCAGGGTCAGTAGGTAATCAGGGATGTCGGTGTCGTACCCTTCATCATCTGATTTACCAACGATTACGATGTTACCTACCAAGTGAGGCGTGTTACCAAAGAGGAACGAGATGGCACTGCCTAATGGATTCATGGATGAACCCTTGAGCAATCCCTCATCATCTACATAGGCGCACCCTACTTCTCTGCCATTGTAATCGTATAAACGAACCGCATCAATAACTCCTTGTACGGCTGTTTGATAATCGGAAAGTTGTTTAAACAATCTCTCCTCATGTGTCCCATCGGGGCGTATCACTACGCCTTTGGCTTGCTTGTGTTCGCTCATACTTTCACCTTCTCCTTATGTTCGTCTTTGATGTGGCGTACTAGACTTTGATAAGCCATGCCATTTCGCAGTTGCCACTCTTTACTGCATACTGGGCAGATGATTAATCTCATGAGTTTAAACCTTCCATCATTTGATTAAGTTCTGCATAGGATAATTTACTGCTGAGCCATTTGCAACCATCTTTGGTCTGCGAGTTTTCTAGTCCAGCAATTCTTACCCAATCACGATAAGGCTTTACCCCTCGGTATGCCTTCATGAAAATTGTGGCAGATAGATACAATGGATAATCATTGTTAATCCATAGCGCACAGTTCCATGTTTCGTAATTCTTCCAGCCTTCATAAGTGCCTTGCTTAGTGCCTTGTTTGGTAGGCATTTTTTTCCTCCAGTCTTTGTAGTTGTTCCTTAAGTTTTGCGATGCGTTGTTCCTTGGTCGGGTTATTGTCCAGCCCTAACTTGGCACACTCATCACGATACAGTTCTTGGTATTGCTTGCGGTGCAAGTCTACCAATCTGCGTATGGCTTTTGTCTGAGCCGTTGCGTGTGTTATTTTTTTTGGCGATTCACTCATGTTTAAACACGCTCCTTGTAACAGCCATTGCATACCTGATACTCAACGGTTTCTCCGTTGGTCATGACTCCGATATATGAGTCCGTTGCTTGCTTGTCTAAACACCATGCACATGAACCGTGCGTGATGCCGTATACCTTATCAAGTGTCGTCATTAGAAGGGTCTTTCTACTGAGTTCTCAAGTTTCTTAGTTAGTTCTAAGTTACGCTTGCGTAGGTATGCGTTGTATTTGTTTAAACGAGCGTTGTCTTTCATGGCTAGAGCCAGCACGATTAATGCACTGATAAGTGCAATGATGATGCCGATGATTTCACCAGTCGCTAAATACATTTGTCTATCCTTTCTTGTTGGGAGCGTAAGTTTCTCACACTCGTTATCTTAAAGTCAACAATGTTAAGCAGAAATAATAAAAATATTTTTCGTATTGTTTAAACAACTTAACATCTGAAGATTGGTTCTTGCGGCGTGTTGTTTAAACATGCAACAGTAAAAGACAAGTGTTTGGCGGCGGATATTTATATTGTTTAAACACGGTAAGCATTATGTACTTCAGTACATACATGAGTACATACATTAAAAAACCCCCGCCGTAGCGGGGGCTGTTTAAACAGTAGAGAGTTACCAGTATCTGTACAGAACTAGAAGTTCAGTTCGTCTTTATCCTCCCACCAGCGTGCGTACTTATCTGCACGGCGCTGATTGTATTTTCCATGGTAGTCAAGTTCGGTTGCATAGGCACGCGGTGTAGTCGTTACCGTGTCGTACTCGTTCCACCAGTTCCCGCCGTAGTAGATAGGCTCTGGCTTGCTTGGCTTAAAGGTTTGATATTCAATGATTGCGCCATCGCGTACCTTGAAGTACTCACCCTCGGCTGCATCGTGGAACCAGTCAATCTCTGAGTCGGTCATGATTGCAGCGTTCTCCACGGTTTCCTTGGTAGAGCCGTAGAATAGTGAGCCATGGCTAGATTGACCTATCCATAGCGGTGATGAGTTCACACGGGCTAGATGCAATGAGCGCGGGTCGTGTTGGGTAACCCATGCAAGTGCTGCAGTGCCATAGAGTTGGGTCAAGATTTCCCATGGCTTCTCTTGGCTAAAGGCAATGAGAGCAGCAGCAGCCTCGCTATCTACCTGTCCAAGACGGGGCACGCCTAGTTGTTTAAACAGTTCCTTATCGTTGCTGATATGTCCGTTGTGAGTGAGTACGATTTTCCCGCGTGGGATTGGGTGATTGTTGCTCGCAACAGTTGGCGAACCTTGGGTAGCAAAGCGCGTATGCAAGATGGCAGTCGTTGCGCCATCGCAAAGATTAGCGCCTGCCTTTGGCACGAACTTAGTCGCGCTGGTTGCTGCCTTGCTGATAACGCGCCTGCCGTTGCGTGGGTTAATCCATGCAGCGCCCGTTGCATCGGTGCCACGGTGTTCAATATCGTACAGCATCTGCCCTGCAAGGTCGCGGGTGCTGATGCGTGAGTAATGCTTAGCATCTAAACAGTATCCTGCTATTCCACACATAAGTTATATTTCTCCAGTCTAGTAGTTGGTCAGTGAGTTAAGTGTATCACATGCAGCCAGTGCATGATGGTGTTAAACAGTCGCCACAGATGACGGTCTTTGCAGCGTTTAAACGCTCCGCTTCATACCATCTGCAAGTGTGTTTGTGTGGCGCGTAGAAGTTCTCGCCACAGTTTAAACAGTTATCCGTTTCATCGTAGCGATTCTGGTATTTCTGCCAGACTGCTATCTCTTGCTCCGATAGGCTCATGACTTATCGCTGCCACTGGTGCGTGCCTTGTACACTGCCCACATGAGCAGCAATACCAATAGCATCGCGGTGCCGTTGAGGTGTTCGTATTCCATGTTTAAACACTCTCCTTTAAAATATAAATAGGTTGCTTTGGAATTTGTTTTTCAACCCACCCATTTTCTTTTGTCCAGTAGTATCTGAACTCAATACTGGCTGGTCTTAACTCAGTCCATATCAGTTTCATTTCCAGTCCCTTTCGTTTAAACGCCACGGTCTTTCCGTGGTGTTCGTAGGTTGCTAAGAATTGCACTTAGTTTAAACGGCTGACCCGTCAACCCTTATCACTAGGCGAGAATTAAAACGCCAATGATTCCACCTGCAACGATTGCCAGTGCCCACGCGTTATCGCTGAGCCAGCCAATCGCTGCTGCAAAGTAGTCAGTCATGTCCAGTCCTTTCGTTTAAACACTGCGGTATCTCCGCCGTGTTAGCGCCTGCCGTGAGGATTGCACTCACGCTTTGCCCACTAGGGGCAGGCTGCCCTGCTATCTGTTTAAACCGTCTGCACGGTTCTTGAGCCAATCGCCAGTTGAGGCGTTTAAACTGCCTAGACCTACGAGGGCATCTAGCAAAGTGTGGCACTCGTTAACGCTGCGATAGATTCCACGCTCATGGCTGAAAGGGTTGATTCCAACCATGTCTAGCGTGTTTAAACCCTTGTTAGAGGTTGCATCTATGAAGGCAGAGATGAACTGGCTCCACGCGATTGCTTTAACACCGTTTAAGGTGCCTTGATGCAGGCGTACCTCAACGGTGCCGTGGCGGTCCATAGATTCCAGATTGAGGCTCACATATCGGTTGCTATCCCATGCGCCACGATTGCCGTTGCTGCTATAACTAGCCTGCTCTGTTGCCTTATCCTCGCCTAAAACTTTGCAGTAGCGATTGTTTAAACGAGATGGTGCAACCAGTGCAGCGATTGCGTGATGCGCTGCGTACCAGTTGATAACCAGTGAGGCGAGATTATTTGCAGGCGTGCGATTTGAGTCTGGTGTTGCCAGTGATTGGATTCCAATATGCACATGAAAACCAGTGGCACGGTCAACCCGTGCGCCATCTGATTTTAGGGCTTTGACTACTTTATGCGCCTCGTTTAAACGAGGGGCGGTGAGGATTGGAGAGATAACCTCCGCGCCTCTTGAAACGCTGCCATCATATTTTGATGACCAAGTGCCATCGCCTAAATCGCAATCAATGCCTGCATTGTTTAAACTGCGCGATGCCATTGCAGGGCTAAGACCTTGAATTTCAAACTCCATGCCAAAAGTGATGGTCATGATTATTTGACCTCCTTCATGGCTTGATTGCATGCAGGGCAGATAGGGCTGCCATAGGTGATAAGTGTTGAGCGGGAGATTCTTGCGATATAACCGTCAATCTCGCAAAAGACTTTGCGTAAACGGGTGGTCTGCTTTGGCTTTGCAACCTCTGCAACCGTGATGCCTTGAGTCATTTTCTTGCCTCCAGTCTGTGAGTGGCGCGGTGCCACTGGCTCATCATGGCATGACTGGCGTTTAAACTCAAGCATCTCAAAAGTCATTATTTGACGCTACTTTTTGAGGGGTTTAAACACTTTGATTGTCTGCCATTGGCTTGAGATGGGCTGCGTGTTTAAACTGTGGGCTGTAAATTACCAGTGAGTAGCCATGAGCAAACCAGTATTTTACGCTATCTTTTTGCATCTTAAGATATTGAGCAAGTGAGATTCCTTGCTATTTTATTTGACTTTTGCCTTATTACTCATCAGTAATTTATGGGAGATGGTGGCGGTGCAGGCGGTGGAGGTATACGAGCCTGCTCGGTGTTTAAACGCGGGGCGCGGGGCGATTGGTGCAGAGCGGGGGCGCTATCAATGCAGAGTAA